AGTTACTATTATTTATAAGGTATTTATGGCTTACTCAGGAACCTATAAGGTTAAAAATAGATCCAAGTATAAGGGAGCGGCAGATAAAGTAGTCTTTAGGTCTCTTTGGGAAAGAAATGCATTTAAATGGTGCGATGATTGCAGTGAGATTGTGGGATGGTCTTCCGAAGAAGTTGTCATTCCTTACTTCTATGAGGTGGATAAGAAGTACCATAGATACTTCATGGACTTAAAACTCATCTATAAGAATGGTAAAACAGTGCTAGTTGAGATTAAACCAAACAAAGAGACCTCGCCTCCAAAGTTTAATGGCAAGAAGTCTAAGCGTTATATCAATGAAGGTATGACCTATGTAAAGAATATGAATAAGTGGGCGGCGGCTCAGAACTATGCCGCTGATCGTGGTTGGGGATTTCAGATATGGACTGAGAATGAACTTAGTGCCATGGGTATCCTACCTAAACCCAGAAAGAAGATAGTTCCACTAAAACCATTACGTAAACCTAAAAAGAAATAGTATACTCTCCTATCTCAAATACCTCTCTTTAATTATATACACATAATTATGATTCGTCAACCCTTAAAATAGATATAAATAACAACATGGCTAACTTATTTAAGAACTTAGAAATAGAAGCATTCAGAGCGGGTATCACCCCTAGAACAAAAGAGTCTAGGGAATGGTTCCGTAAACGTCTGGCTAGTATGGGTAAGATCAATCAAAAAGAACTTATGACTTCAGACTCAGTGAAGCTTGCTAACAAGCAACTCGTAGGGTCTATGCAGATGTTCTACTATCAAGCAAAGCATAGGGATAAACTTCCATACTTCGATGCCTTTCCTTTAGTGATCGTCCTTGGTCCAGCGGAAAAGGGATTTCTAGGAATGAACTTACATTATCTCCCCCCACCACTGAGAGCAAAGTTCTTGGATGCTCTTATGGATATTACCACTAATCAAAAATATAATGAGTCCACACGCTTTGATGTTACATACGATATGCTGAAGGGTGCCGCTAAATACAAATACTTTAAGCCATGTGTTAAACATTATCTAACAACACAGGTTAGAAGTAAGTTTGCTAGAATACCAGCACCTGAGTGGGAAATCGCAACCTTCTTACCGACTGCTAGTTGGCAGGGTGGTTCTGCTTCGCAAGTGTACAAAGACTCCAAGGGAATGATTTAATGTCTAGTATCGACCAGTTAAAAAGTTTAGTATCCAGAAAAGATGGTGTAGCACGTCCAAACGTGTTCAGAGTAAAGTTACCATCTATCCCCGGCGCTACCTCAGAAGAAGTAAACCTTCTCTGTAAGGACGTTGTACTCCCCGGTAAACAGATTATAACCAATGAACGTAGAATTGGTATGCAGACGCACAAGGTTCCGTATGGATACCAAGTCTCTGATATCTCTATGACGTTTCTAGTGTTAAACGATTATGGTATTAGAAAATACTTTGATGTGTGGCAAAGCATTGCTATAGATCAGGATGGGCAAACCGCTGGATATCTTAGAGGCAGAGAAGGTTATGGAAAGCAGATTGTAATCGAACAGTTGAAAAAAGGTATGTCACTTCCTATATACTCTACACCTCTTGGTCTTCCTAAACTACCTTCAGAGCTACAAAATAGACTGCCCAAGATTGGCCCTATCGATCTTGCTCAAGGCCAGTTCGACTTAGATTGGGTATTGGGAAGCGATGTTGCGTATTCTTGTACGTTGTTCGATGCATTCCCTACCACAATGAACGACATTACCTTAAACAGTGAAATGGATGGTGTAGTAGAATTAAACGTACAAATGTCGTACACAAAATGGATTCCGAATGAAGTTGAATCCACTAGTAATATTGAGAAGTTTTTAATGACTCAAATCGGAACAGCAATAGGAAAGATATTTAATTAAAGGATTGAATTGAAATGGCACTACCTAAACTAAATGATAAACCAAAGTATGAACTTGTTATACCTTCGACACAGCAAAAAGTTAGATTTAGACCTTATCTCGTAAGAGAAGAAAAGGTTTTAATGATGGCAATGGAAAGTGAAGATCAGACACAAATGTTTGAAGCTATTGCTGATACCATTGAAGCCTGTGTTGATGATGAAATAAACAAAACGGCACTGACTAGTTTTGATGTAGAATATATGTTTGTTAAGATTAGATCAAAGTCTGTAGGAGAAAATATAAAACTCACACCTAAGTGTGGAGAATGTGAAGCAGAAAACAAGGTAGAGATCCCACTTGACGATCTAACTATAACTTTACCTGTTACAGATTTGATGATTAAGTTAACTGATGATATAAGCATTAAGATGAAGTATCCATCGTATGTTGAAATATTAGATAAAGAAATTTTGAATGCGGAGTCTGCTACAAAACAAACATTTGGTATGATTTTAAAATGTATTGAATCTGTTATGACTGAAGATGAGAATATGATGTTTAAAGAAGAAACAAATAAATCTCAAATGGATTTTATTGAGTCTTTAAGTTCTACGCAGTTTGATGAGATACGAAAGTTTATTGAAGGAATACCACAAGTAAGTTATGATGCATCATATGAATGTGTTGAATGTAAACATAATAACGAAGTCATGTTGAGAGGCATGAATGATTTTTTTTAGTATCTCTTTCTCATGATAACCTAGTTAACTATTATCAAGTTAACTTCCAGTTGATGCAGAACCATAATTATTCATTAGAAGACGTTGAAAATATGATGCCATGGGAAAGAGAAATATATTTAGCTATGTTAATTGAACAAATAAAAGAACAACAAAGAGAAGCTGAAAGGCAAAGGATGACTAATGGCTGATACGAATTTCAATGATGTTGTTAAAGCAATAAAAGAGCAAAATGCATCACAGTTGGATACTACTAATTCTATAAATGCACTTAATGATACTATGCGAGAACAGTTTAAACTTAAGTCTCGTGGTAAAAAAGATGATGAAGAAGATAGAAAAGAAAGTAAAAAGGCTGGTAGGCAAAGCAAAAGTGGAAGTAGCTCTGGAGTATTAGGATCATTTAAAGATGGTGCTGGATTTGGTGCAGGGTTTGGTATAGCTGGTATGTTAGGTAAAATGGCTGGAGCCGCTGGAAGACTTATAAAGCCTATAGTAATGGCTGGACGTTTGTTACTAGGACCAGTTGGCTTGGCTTTAATGGCGGCTTATGTTCTATTTAGAAACATTGGAGAAAACGAAAACTTTAAAGCTACTCTCGCCATTCTTTCAGAAACATGGACAAAGTTAAAAACAGCATTCACTGATTTAATAAGTGTATTTTCGGGTGCTAGTGAAAATGAAGGGCTAAACACACTCATAGAAAATGTAAAGAATTTTATCCCAAACTTTATAAAAAATGTGCAAGATATTGTACTAGATATAGCGGCAACACTTGCTGAATCTATATCAGGAATAATAGATACGGTCAGAGCGTTAATAGAAGGAGATTTTAAAGGTGCTTTTGACTCAATCTGGAATGTTATTAAAGGTATCGGAGATTTTATAGTAAGAACAGTAGATAATATTATACAAATGTTTTTACCGACAACAGAAGATGGTTTTATTTCCAAGAAGTTTTTTGAGGTTTTAGATATGGTTACAAACATATTTAATAATGTTAAAGCCAAAGTAATAGAAGGTGTAACACTTGTAGGAGATAATATCTTATTGGCTTGGGAAGCAGTCACCAATTTCTTTTCAGACGAATCAATTCGTGGAGCCTTTGCCTATGTTAGGGATGGCATTTGGGATAAGATCACATCTTTTACAACAATGTTAGTGGATGGTTTCAAAGATGCTTTTTCACTATTAACATTTGAAAATCTTGTTGCTGGAGTATTAGGTGCTGGAAAAGGTTTATTAGATATATTATGGTTCCCTATTAATACTGTTATTGATTGGATAAGTAAAAAGTTTGGCTGGAGTGATGAAGATGCACCTAAGTTTAGCTTAACTGATAAAATAGGTGAATGGGTCACAGCGTTTGGAAAATGGTTTGGAAGCTTCTTACCTGATATAGGACAAATAGCCAGAGACTTAACTGCAAAATTATTAGGGTTTTTACCTGATTGGGTGGTTAAAGGAATGATTAAAATGAATGGCGGCGATCCTGACTTATTTACAGTAAAGGATGGTGCGATTAGTAAAAAATTCGTAGATGCCCAGAGAGTTAATCCTTACGCAGAATTAATGGGAACACAGCCTCAAGGTGTGGGAACTTCAAACTATGTTGTGGATAGTTCAACAAACTCTGGAGACAATATCTCTGTGGTGAATGTAGCACCCCCGGTCATGCCAATAATGGGAGCAACTCATCCTAGAGCATTGGCTATGGCACATCAAAGGTCACTATTAAACTAAAAAAGGATGACCATTTCTGATCATCCTTTCTAAACAGAGGGGAAGGCGAACTTGTGTCTCTGTTTAATCCTCTGCGGCTAGTTTTGCAAAGTACTTCATAGTATCATCATCTTCCATAGAAGACTCTGCCGTAGCCGCTACTGGTGCTGGGGCAGTTGTAGTAACAGGTGCCGCCTTAGTAGCTGGCTCACCCCAT